TAGTTGGTAATAAAATACCAGAATCATCTGATCCATAATATGCTGATATATCATCCAATAATGATGATCTTAAACAATAAAATGGTCTCAACATCTGCTTGGGAACAGCTTCAGCTGTAATTACATTACTTGGTGCTTCAATTGTTAATGCTGGAAACCAAGGTAAATTACTATGTGGTGATCCTGGTGGTCTATCTAACCATAATAATTGTGTTGGTCTTACAACAGGATGAAACATAGTAGCACCAAATGGATTTTGATCGTATAATAACACATCCTGACCAACTACATCTGCCTCAGTTGTCACTTGATGAAGTTTATCTATATTATCCGTATTGATTCTTATTTGAGGAATATTTGATGATGTTAAATCTGCTTGTAATTGGTCATAAGAAAAACCTAATATCTTAAATAATCCATTATTCCAATTATCTTCATTATATCCAAAACTATTAATGAATATTCCTGAATGACTATCCATCACAGAAAAAGGATATACTGCTTTATTAGGTAATTCCCATGAAATATAAGGTGCCGAACCATTCACATATATTGAAGCATTTAGTTCCCGAGAATATGGTATCATACCTGGAGCATAATTCTGTCGTCTCAATCTTTTATTTATCTTATACACTTGAGGAGCACCATCCACTGCTCCCAATGCAGTTGTTGCTCCTGCTGAATCTCGATTACCTTTTCTTTCAGATGTATACAATCCTTGAAATCCAAATCTATCTTTTGTTGGATCATATGTCAATTTTGGATTATTTGCTCCCATATAGTATTTATTCATTTGATTATACCATTTCCTCTGATTACTATTAAAATCTCCGTTTTCTTTTTCTTCTCTTAAATATGATAAAGTTGTATTATTACGATCCATTAACATATCATTATATAATCCCACGGCAGCATTACCATATGCTGTAAAATGATAATCATATCCCATAAATCTTCTAGAATGATCTCCATCATAATCTGGTACTGATGAGTTTCCTAAAAACATTTTAGTAGTTGAATTATAATATACATTCGGAATTCCTCCTATCCCTTCAAATTGAAATTGAATATTATTATTAGGTCCTTTCGTAAATGCTCCATATGACATTTTTGATGTTCTTGGATAATCATATTCAGGATTTTCATAAAATATATTCTCCGTTGATTTATCATATACTATAAATATAGGATTTGATGGTATTGAATTTAATGAATTAGAAGTAGGATTCATCATATCACTTCCAAATGTTTCACGAAAATATGTTGATGTATCGTATAGTTGAACCATGTCAAGATGTAAAAATCTTGAATTATCTGGTGTCAATACTACCTTACCATGTGTAGCATATTCTTGAGTATATTGACTATAATAATGACTACTCGCATTTGTTACTATTTTCCACATCTCAGGATATAATTCTTGACTCTTTAAAAACTTACTGAATAAACTACAATTTGCCTCTGTATATGGTAAATTTATCTCAATTTTTGCTTTTGCTCGTCCAAGAATATTATTATCAGTTATATGAGTTATTCTCGCTTGTTCATTATTAAATCCTCCAAATGATCTAGTTGCTCGTCCTGCTTCTACAAAATCAGGTCTTTTAAAAGCGATATACTGAAACCCACTATACCAATCCAATTTTGCTTGTTCGACCTGTGTTCCATTAATTTTTATTCTATCATAATTTACTTCTGAAAATGTTGAACCATTATGTGCTGTAAATAATTTAAATGAATCAGTCTCATATACTCCTGCGACTACTCCTTGATATTGTGTTTTCACTGCTGTATCACGATTTGTGTCATTTATATTGTGATAAATTTTACGAATATCAGATCCTTTTTGTAATTGTCGAGTTACTGATTCAGCAATAAAATCAGCACTTCTTCTTCCAGCAGGGATTGTAATCGTCTTTAATTCCACATAACGATTGTAATTGTCTAATGCTGGATCTGCTGATCCATTAATGTCGCATGGTATTTGAACGACTAAATAATCCTGGGCAGAAGCATTATAAAATGTCTTTTCACGAGCAAATACTGTGTATTTCAATCCATCTTGTCTTATTTTCCATAATGATCGATTTGTTCGTGGATTCGCATGCCATACAGCACTCGCATTCCTATCACTATAATAATCTTCTTCAATAAATGTACCATAATGTATCTGATTTATTGTTGTTCCCTCACTAGAATGATCATTCGCCTCATACATAGTTACTCCTCCATCTGCCCCAGTTGGTGTATGTGTTTTACTATAAGCAAATCTTCTTGGAAGTGAAAAACAATTCTCACAATTCAAAGTCTTATAATATGATATCAATAAATGTGCTTCATTATCTTTTAGTTCCAATTCGTCCTCTTGTACTTGTATATACTCGGCATCCAATCCGTCAAAATTGGTGCTTGGTGTATATGTATATCTTGATATTGGTGTTTTCTTTGTATATTTAAATTTCTGTTTTACTGCTAATGACTTTCCTTTTAATTCAATAGTCTCAGAACCAGCTCCAACCTCTGAAATCATAGCACCATGTAAAGAAATCGTATCTCCGACATTCAATTGAATACCACTTCCTATTTTATTTGTAAATAAAGCATTATTAGTATCATTTTTTGATTGATGTTCTATAGATGATAATCGGGAACATTCAATTAATGTATTCTCAACATAAGATTGTGTTTGATCCATATTGTTTATATATAGATATTAAATAAAAATATTTATCATTAAAAAAACATAAACGAAGTAACCTTTTAACGAAATCCAGAAGTGAGGAATCCTCCCTTTAACTGAGCAACACGACCAATTTCAATCCAAGTCCTCTGTGTGTAAGTCTGCGAGCCTGCGAGTGCTGGAAGCGAATCCATCTTAGTAGTTAATTCCAGTCCGCGAGAATTGACACGACCAGCAGGAAGCTTAAAGGATTGAAAGAAGAAATTACCCAATAGACCCTTTGAACCATTCTGAGCAGTCTCCTCAAATTTAGTAGAGGTAAGGACATCACCCTCGGCAGAATATTCCTCACGAGTTACAAATGGGAATCCACCTTCAGCACGAGTTGTCTTATCAAAAAGAACTGCCGAGTTAGATAAATCAATAGGGAAAACAAAGAAATCATTCATCCTAACATTTGTCGTGAGTGTTCCATTGCCACGAACATTCGAAGCACTCGGAGAAGTGTAATCACGATTAGGAGCAATCGCTGAGTACTTATTTAGAATGTATCTGTCATTACGATTATCATCATTAATACCAGTAATGATCTTTGTTACCATTCTTCCAGCACCACCAAGATTTCTCACAGAGTTCTTAGCATCAGCGACTGAAAGACTAGTTTTAGTTAAACGATAATCATTATATGCGAAATTAGTTTCCTGAGTCATATAGGTATTAAGGTCAGCAGCCATCTTCTCACCATCATAAAAAATGTAATCGGCAACAAGTTTTACATTTGCAGTATCAATCTTGAATTGAGTTCCTGTTGAAGCATTTAAATTGACAGAGCAACGACCAGTGCTTGTTAATGGTTCCCATACAAGATCAATAATAATTTCTTGTTTCATTGCGAACAGAGGAAGATTAACTCCCTTCATAAATGGGAAAAGTTGAGCCAAAGTTACCGAGAAAGTTGGTTCATTATTAATATCTAAAAACTCAGGAATAGATACTACTGCTGTTGAGCCTGTTCCATTGTAATCCATACCAGTATCAATACCATATTCATCAGCAGCAGTATTAGATTGAGATCCAGCACTTGAATTGTATATGAAATCGTGAGCAATAAATCGTCCAGACATAACTGACTCACGGCTTTTGTTAATTTCACTACTTAAAAACATTGATTGGTAAGTTTTGAAATGATTGTAATCATCCGTTTCAGATACGACATTTCCACCAATGGAAAGAGTCGCACGACGGATCAAAGAATGAACACCAAGATTTGGAGGGAAAAATGCTCCAGCAGCAACAGAAGCATTCTTCAAAACACCAAGAGTGATACGAGATCCATCGTGAAGGTATCCTTTATTTTGTAAAACAAATCGGCAGTTAGTATCATTAATTACAATTGGATCAAGAACATCACTTGAAACATCCATCATCATATTAGAGTCAATGCGACCAGCCTGAAGCATAGCTGGGACATTACTCGCATCCATTTTAGGGGGAGCAATTGAGACTTCTTCTTGAACAGAGTTTGACATATTTTATAATATATCACCTATAAAAAATTATTTTAAAAAAAAAAATTAAATCGTAAATTACTGAACAATTTGAAGCCCGGTAGGACCGAAAAGAAGAGTCTGGCGAGATTTGACGAAAAGGAAAAGAGCATTCGGTGAATCCGAAGTTAAATCTAATTCCATTTGGACTCCGAATGGTGTAGTTGAGAAATCTTCACCAACACCAGTTCCTGTAGTGTCAAAAGGGATTCCGACACATTCTTGGGGTCCTCCGTCTGCCGTGAGTGGAGGTACAGCTCCCGTATAGCTTCTGTTCGTATTAACTGGAGAAACCAGAGCACGAAGATTTAATCCAGACTGAATACTATCACGAGCAAATGAAACAACCTGAGGATCAACGACTGATGTATCAGCTTCATCCTTAAGATTCGTATCAAGATTAAATGCTAAAGGCATTCTCATACCAGCCTTGGTGAAAATAATTGACTTAATACCAGCCTGAGAACCATCT